TGTTTGCGATCCTGTAAGGTTGTGGATAGTTAAAACTTGACCTGTTTTAAAGTTTGTAAAATCAAATTCTATTGCTCCTGTTAAAGAAGAACCCATTACAAAGTTAGTCGCTGCAGACCAATCAATAGTTACTGCTCCTGTATAAGTTGTAATACTACCGCTTACCGTATATCTTGCCTCTAGTTTATCGTGAGTTATATTATCATTTAAAATCTTTGAAGTAGTAACCGCATCTGATGCAATAGTTAAAGCTGCTGAACCTGTTACGTCTCCTGTATGAGTTGCGTTTGGCGCATCGTTTGTAACTGTTACATTTCCTGTTGCTTGGTCTACTGAAATACTTGTACCCCCTATAATTGAATTTACATCTCCCGCATCGTCTGTATACAGTTCATCGAAGTTCGACATCGTTTTTATGAAGGCATCCCTGATAGGATCACCAGTGCCGTCGTTAGCGGTACTACCCACGTTAATTACTTGTTTTGCCATCTGTGTTTATATTTTAAAATTCTGTTGCATCTGCTTTTATTGTTGTCGTATCTGCTAATATAGAGGTTGTATCTACTGTTAATAGCGAACCGCCAGCATCTGAAGGATAAACTATACCCCAGGCATTTGCTTCGTTTACGTTTCCCCACCACGTTACTGGATATATACTTCCAAATCCCATATATATATAATTACTTTTTTGTCTTTTTGTTATACATCTTTTCTAAGTAGTTTTTTAATTTAACTACGTTTCCTTGTTTTGGCTTGTATTTTCTTATTTTTTTTATCATATTACCCAACCGGTAAAATCCGCACTTTTATCCGGAAAGACATCGTCGTTATTATTCGTATAGTATTCCGGGTATAAGGTTGAGGCATTAAAAGAAAAATGTTCTATCATTCTATCGGTATAGTATTGTGCCGTCGTTCTTTCTTTTTCTATTAGAAAATCTACCTCTTCTTTTGATACGCTTTCCGAGTTTTCGCTAGTCCCTTTAAAAATTCCTTTATTAGATACGCTATAAGCCGCAAAGGGTAAATACTCAACCATACTCCAATGTACCAAACAAGGCTTTATATGATTTTCTACAAGCGTTTGATAGTTACCTCCTAAGTTACCCGCTATTATATCCGTTGAAATCTTGTTATAAAGATCCGTTCCTATATAGTTTTGTATATGTATATTCTGCGCAATCTTAACATACTGTATAAACTTGTCCGTATCAACTCCACCGGATACCGTAGTATATTTAACTATATCTTTTCTAGTTACAAATAGTGCTTCTGCCATTTTATTTTGGTGTTGTAAAGTTTTTAGGTTTTATAAAGCCCCTATTTTTCATATCTCTTGGACGTTTGGCTACCTTTGTATCGTTAGTCTCGGGTTTAAATCCTTCTTTTTTTGCTTTGTTAACGCTTACTTCGGCTTTTGGGTTTTTTGCGTCGGGTTGTACGTCTTTAGCCATATAGGTCTTACGCATCCAAAAATGCCTGCAAGATCCCCCGCCTTTATAAAGCCAGATGTCGTATGTAGATGTTGATGCTTTAGATCCTCCTGGTCCCCATCCGGCGTTAACGGGTTGTTTACCCATTTGCTCAATATCCTCTTTACGGTATATCTTTTTAGCCTTAACCATTTTAGTACAAAAGTCCCGGCTCTTACTATCCGAATCTAAAGGAGCGTATTGATAACGAACTTTAAACTTTAAATCTTTTACTTCGCCGTCTTGTTTACTTTTTGCGTTTGGTCGAGCGGATCCCGTTGAGGCTAAACCGATCATTTTATCCAAAGTTTCTTCTTGGTCGTAGTCTACTTCTCTTTCGTCTACAAGTTCCCAATTTTCTAAATCTTCTTCCTCTCCAAACTCGCTTAATAAATCATATACTTTGTTATCGTCAAATTGAGAGCTTAAATTACTTTGATCTTGAGAAGCCATTTTAACGCCCGTCTCTTCCTCTCTAGCTTCGTCGGTAACTAAGTTGTCCGGTTCTATAAAAGAAAGCGGTTGTAGGGTCTTAAAATAGAGTTTAAGGCTTATATTATTAACGGCTAGTATATCGTCTATACAATCGGTTAAAAGATCTTGATACGGTTTAATTGTTATATTGTCAAAAAGTAAAGCGGCGGTTTTTATTTCGTCGGCGTTTGATCCTAATCCGTTAGAGTCGTTTCTTATTCCTAAAAGTAAAGGGCTAGTTACCCTATGTGCTACAATTAGTTTGTTGGAGCATTCGTTAGATAAATACTCGTAATGAGCCGGAGCGTCGTTTAAAGGGATATCGTCAACCGTTGTTTTACTTTCGGCGTTATTGTTAAACGCTATTACTACTTTCTCTCCTCTTGCGCCGGTAAGCTTACGCATTACGTCGTTCTTGATTTGGAGTTGTTGTTGAGCGTCCGGCACGCCGTTATTGAAATTTACGACTTTAGTTCCCGAGAAGTTATTTTGGACGTCGTTTATAAGATAGTCCGCTATTTCGCTTTCTAATTCGGCGTACGCTAACCCTCCTTGATAATCAACGGGGCAATAATAATCATAGCCCGAAACGTATTTTTTACAAATTTTAATTTCCGGTTCTTTACCGTTACCAAATCCAAAAGCCGCTATTCGTTGAGGTTTATCGTTTGGCTTTACTTTACTCCAATCCGGAGCGTAATAATAAGCTTCTATTTTACCCTCTTCGTTACATTTTTCGGCTCTTAGCGTTTGTCTTGGAAAATGCTCCGCTTTTACAACGTTACTATCTTGATAAAGAACTTGAAAAGATGCTTCTCCTAATAGTTTTAAATCTAAACAAACTTTTCGTAGGCAATCGTTAGAGAGTATTGATCTCATTGCGGCGTATTCGTTAGGCTTTTTACTATTGTTTAAAGCGTCTAATCCTTTGCCATATATCATATTTACGACGCCATTAATAATTGCGTGGTTAGTCGTAGAATTGGTATATAAATTTATAAGATATTGATAGTAATTGTTATCGTCCCCATAATTTACCCATTCCCTTTGCTTATCCTCGCTTATTTGAGGTCTATTGTAAGAAGCTAAATTAACTATATGTAGGTTATCCATTATATTGTAATAAATTCGTTTGTAGTATCGTTAGAAGTATACTCTCCGCTATTGATTGTATATTGAGGTAGGTTAGTTTGATTAGTACAATAGATTTTATCTTTAAAAATTACCTCCGTACCAGATAAAACGGTAAGCATATAATATATACCTTGTTTTAAAGTTGTAAAAGAGGCATTATATCTATTATAATAAAGATTTTGAGTTACTCCGGTTGTAGCTTGACTATATACGTTCTTATTTTTAGTTTCGTCTACTATATTAAAAGTATAAGAAGCTCCGGCGGTATATTGCCTAGGTATAAAGTTTATATTTTGAGCGTTATTAGTTTCTTGCAATACTATCATATATATATAATAATAAAAAGCGTTTTTTGTTAAATTAAAAGCATAAAAAAAGGGAGCGTAAAGCCCCCTAATTTATCAAAACAAAAATCTATTAAGAATTCGTTCCTTCGGTAACTACAATATCTCCAGTTAATCCCGGGAAATCGGTTACAGAGAAAGGATAATCAACCGCAGTATTTGCAACGGTAATCTCTAAGAAATTAGCCGCTACTTTTTCCTGAGCGTTAAACGTTAAAGTGTATCCGGAAAGTTCCGACATTGCCGATCCAGTGACAATAGTGCCCCCATTTACGTCGGCTCCGTGTTCAAGTCCCATAGCCATTACGTTACCGTTATAATCTTCCACAAAAATATGCGGTCTACCGTAAGCCAGTAATTTCAGCTCTTTATTATCGGAAGCAGATAATTTTTTTAACGTAATATTTAAAGTTTGATCGTAAAAAGTAGTTCCGGTTTCTCTACTAGAGGTTACCGTTTGTTCTAAAGAACTTCCGCCTTTTACTTCGTATTTATAAGCGGTAAGAGAGTTCGCCGTTGCACCGATTGTAGTACCGGTAAAATCGTCTAAAACGTCCGTATGAGTTGAGTCATAACTTACCGTTCCTAATTTGCCAAAATCGACAAAGTATATATTTTTAATCCCCCCTACGGAATCTTTGCAGGGTTCTTTTCGTCCGAGTGTTAAGTCGCAAGCCATATGAATAATTTTTATAAAAAAAAAGGTAAGTAGGCACGAACGGCTTACCTACCTTTAATTTCGTTTGGTTAATTTTTAAGAATATAGAACGATGTCCGATCCAATCCCGTACTGTACGCCAGCTGTAAATCTCATAACGATTCTTACGTTCTGACTTCCGTCAATATCCGCCATATCGATTACCTTCACCTGGTTTTGATCGGACAGTAATCCGGTTCCAAAATAAAGGTTAGTTTTCTCTGCGGCCACCATAGTGTTATCCGCCAGCCCATTTGCTACCGCCACTTTTACGCCATCAAAACTTAAAGCTTGACCGCTAAACCATTGAGTACCTTGATCTCCTGTACCAGCGTTAGAAGTTGCTGCAACCGAGAAACCACCTAATGCTCTAACATATGCTCTTGCAACGTTCTGAGATACATAGATAAATAGATCATCGCTTGAGTAAATGCTTGAATTAATTGCATCTACAACGAGTCCTAATTTTTCAATTACGTTTGCCGCAGTAACTGCCGCTCCCGCTCCTACGTCCGTAACGTCTCCGTCGGCTAACATAAGTTCTTTGAAACCTCCAAACTGTCCAGCTGTTGCAGCTGCTCCGTTCCAAATAGATTGCTCCGTTCTTTGAGCTACCTTAGAAGAAACGTGACCGATTAAGAAATCAGCAAAAGAAGTTGGTAAAGAGTCGAATGCGCTATATCCCATAGAAATAGCATCCCAGTCGTTTTGAAAATCCTTTTTGCAAAGTTGTAAATTTACTTGCTGATTTGTCGGTGTAATTATACGCTCAGTTAATGTTAAAGTTGACGTAGGATCAAAATCGCACGTAGAATCTTTAACGATATCGTCAGAAGATACTTTTTTAATTACTTCTTGAAATTTAATATTTGGTTTAACGGTAATTAATCCGTTATCCAAAGTTGAACCACTTAAAAGTGCTGCCGAGATGTACTGCCCTGCGAACTCACCTGAGTATGAAGTAGTTAATGAATTAGTTGTTGCCATTGTATATTTTTTTTAAGTTTATTTATTTTATTATGCTTCAGATGCCCATACTCCGTCTCCGCCAGTAATATACCAGTCAGTTAAAGCTACTGCTTTAAGAGTACACCAATCGCCTTTATTAGCAGATGCTTTTGTGTTAATCCAATCCTTGTTATCTACTCCTCCAGAAGATACCGCCGCAATAGTTCCGTGTATTGCATCCGTTGCAGAAGGTGAAATTGTAATAATATTATTACCGTCCGCTCCCGTATTTCTAAAAGTAAATTCTGCTCCAATATTCTCTGCCGTTATCGTTGGTAGAGTCATTATTTTCGCATCCGTTGCGATATTAAATTCCGCTCCGGCGTCGTTAATACTAATATCTTGAGTAGTCGTCAAAGTTTCTTGCTTTGATCTCGCTCTTAATACGCTGTTACTTGTTGTTATTTTTGTTGACATTTTCTATTTATTTAAAGTTTGATATTTTTTGCATTACTCTATCTAAGGTATTATTACCTCTTTTTTGAGAATATAGATTCATTTTTTTGTCTGTCTCGTTTTCCGGGTTATGAGTAACCTTTTCAACTTGAGCCATCTCTTCTTTTTCTGCGTAAACCGTTTTTGTTGTAGTCTCTTCGGACTTAACGCTAGTTTCTACATCTTCGCTCATTTCTTCTTCTTTCGGATCGAGAATAGCTTTAATTTCTTCTACTACTTTTTTAACTTCTTCAAGCTCTTCTTTAGTAGCGTATCCCATTTCTTCTTTTTTCTCTTCTTCCGCTTCTACTTCTTCTTCGGCGGGAGCTTCTTCAACGGCTCCGATAGAGGCTATAATACCTTCCTCTTCAACGATTAGATTTTCACCGTCAATTAATTTATATTCACCGGGAGGTAAAGGAACACGCTCATCTTCGGTTACTATAAAGATTTCGTTGCCTACGGCGAAGCTCTCCGATTCTATGATAGTTCCGTTCTCAAGTTCGGCTTGTGCCAACTTAACTTCTTTTTCTTCGGATAATTCAACCCCAAGAATTTCTTTTACTTTATTTAACATATCAGTTGATTTCATATATATATAATAAATTAGTTTTTAGT